CACGAATGAAAAAAGAAGGGAATCAACTGACTACAAATTGTAGGCAGTTGAAAATGACTGCTGAGGATGGAAAGAGCCGAAAAACGGATGTGGCTGACACCGAACAACTTTTGCGTATTATACAGTCCATACCGTCACCGAAAGCAGAACCATTCAAAATGTGGCTTGCTCGAGTTGGCCGTGAGAGGATGGAGGAAACAATTGATCCGGAACTCACCATTGACCGTGCCCTCACCACATACTTAAAAAAAGGGACACACACGCGAATGGATTAACCAACGGTTACAGCTGATTCAAGTGCGCAAGGAACTTTCCGATGAGTGGGATGACCGTGGTGTAAAGCAGGGGAATGAATACGCGATACTAACCGACGACATTACAAAGGCCTGGTCTGGTATGACGATTCGACAGTACAAACAACTGAAAGGTTTGAAAAAGCAAAATCTCCGCGACAATATGTCTACTTTAGAACTGGTTCTTAACATGCTTGCTGAGGCTACAACGACAGAGATTTCAAGGACAACAGAACCGCAAACCTTTGAAGAAAATAGGGAGGTGGCACGGCCCGGCGGTCGAATTGCAGGAAATGCACGCAAAGAAATTGAAACTGACACTGGTAAGCCAGTCATAACTAAAGAGAACGCTGTTGATTTCTCGCGACTTATTTCCGACGTTATGAAGGAATCTGATACAGATGATAAGAATAGCTAATTGTATCAAATAAAGACTCCAAGAGGTTAGCACACTTTTGAAGGTTATATTCTAATATCAACTAGCCCCCACCTGTCCAGAGGGCAAGATGAGGGCTGGGGGGCTCCGGCTTGCGAACTTCTAGTGACGCATTAGTTACTTGTCTCAGCGCGAACCTTTGCTGGGAGTTACGCTGACAATGGCAGTCGAGAATCTAAAGCAGCGTGTAAGCGAGGTCAAGGGCGGGCAACCCGGGAATTTCAGTGTTTAACGAAATCCCAGTGCTCAAGGAGAAACTCAAGGGGTATGTATGCGCTATTATTAATGAATAGAGCAAAAAACAGGAGGAAGTAATAATGGCTAACGGGAACAATACAGCATCAATTGGCTTTGAGCAGCAAATCTGGTCAGCGGCAGACATCCTGCGTGGCAATATGGATGCAGCCGAATATAAACACGTCTTACTTGGGTTAATCTTTCTTAAGTATATCTCAGATAAATTCGAAGAGCGTTACCGTGAACTAGAAGCTGATAATGACGATGTAGAGGATAAGGATGCATACACTGAAGTAAGCGTGTTTTTTGTACCGCCTTCTGCCCGATGGAGCGTTATCTCTGAGGCCGCTCACAAAGAGGAAATAGGTACTGTTATTGACGATGCGATGAGGTCCATCGAAAAAGAGAACAAGAGGTTGAAAGATATTCTTCCGAAGAACTATTCCCGTAGCGAGTTGGATAAACGCCGACTCGGAAATGTAGTTGATTTATTTACCAATATTCAAATGATTGAGCATGGAAGTACTAAAGACATACTTGGGCGTGCCTATGAATATTGCCTTTCGAAATTTGCAGAACAAGAAGGCAAACGCGCTGGTGAATTTTTTACACCGTCCAGCGTCGTGCGCACACTCGTTGAAGTGTTACAGCCCTTTAAAGGTCGAATATACGAAATAATCTTACAGAGATTGATACAATTTAATGATTCCTCAACAGATTTACCTCTTGCAGGGTAAGTTGGGTTTTGCAGGGTAAGCTTTGAAGTCGGGATAATCCGGCTATTTTTGTTTTGGGGCTAAATTTACTAAGAATAATTAATTTTTTGGCACTAGATGTTTGGCAAACTGATGTTCTATAATATATACAAACATAGATTCGAAAGGAGTTGTTTATGCCATCTGTTCATAGTATATTCAGGGACATTAAAACCTTGATTAATGATGAGCTTGAACAACTGTATAAACCAAGGAAGTCATGGAAGACTGGTAAGCAGGTTAAGAAAAGAGGCATTAGTAATAGTGAAGCACTCAAAAAAACTGGGGGAATTGAAATGGAAAATCAAGACTTTAAACAATTGATAGGAAAATGCGGATTTTATTGTGGCAGTTGTCCTGACTTCATAAAGGGGATATGTACAGGTTGCCGAACATCACATAAGAGGGGCGACTGTTACACGTTCGACTGCGTTGATGAGCAAGAATTGGAATTTTGTGGAACTTGCAACAAGTTTCCCTGTAAAGAAATAATGACAAAGGATAAAGCAACTGTTTTGGATACAAGATGGTTAAAATGGAGAGAAACTAAAAGAGATTCTAAAGAGTAAATCCTAAATTTATAAAGGCAAAGATGGGCAAGTTATTCGCCCATCTTTTTTTAAGTCTTATTAAACAACCCAAAAGTCAAACTGAGCCTTTTTTAAATTAGTTCTTGCCTTGCCCCAGGGGCAATGTTATAAAATAGAAATAAGAGAGGAGGGACAATATGAAAAAATATAAAGTTAAATGGGTGGAGACAAACCTCGGAGTGACCAGAAAAGCTTTGCGAAATTATGAAGAAAAGGGCCTGATGGATAAAAATTCATTTCAAAATCCACTTAACCATTACCGTGAGTATAGCGATGAAGACTTAGAGAGGATATGGTTCTTTCGATTACTACAGGGGGTGGGATATTCGATCAATGAAATTGTTGAATTAAAGCACAATCCCGATTTTGATATTCATTCTTCTCTCTCTGACAAGATCAAAGATTTAGAAAGAAAAAGGGATGAAATTGAAAAATCTATAGGGTTTGCTAAGACAATGAAATTCCTAGGATCCTTTCCATTTCCCAAGGAAATGGAAGGCACTAGATTTGATGAATTAATTAACCGCGTTCGTGAGTCATGGAATCCAAATTCAAATCCGAGACAAGCAACTATGCAAAATATTACTGAAAAACTCCTTGAATCGCCAGGATATGAGCTGACAGAATCAGATTTAGAGCAAGTAGAAACGGTTCTAGGTGAATTTGATCAAGAAGCTGTGCTTACTCTGAATAATTATTTCTCCTATCTCGTCCAACGCAAGGAACTTGGAGTCTCTGATCCATTAGTACAGGGCCTTATGAATGCTATTTATCGTCACTGTCGAAAACACTTTTTTCCAGAAAATCAATTTGAAGATTTGACCCCCCAGAAATTTGCAAGGCTTATGGTGAGATCCTTTACTGCAGGAGATATCGGTCTACTTCGTGAACAGGAGTATGGGAAAGACGGTTGCAAGTTTATTGCCGAAGCACTAGCACATTATGGTGGATATTCAAGCATTAATGATATCGAATAACTCGTCAAACAGGAAAGATTGTTTTCTTTTTGGATATGACTAGAAATCTAGTTTAAGCTGATGTGTTGGAAAGGAGATACATACATGGAAGAAAAAAAGTCCCTAATCACCTGGGTTAAAGAGCACAAAACAGAGCTTATAATCCTTAGCATAACCATTGTTGGCACAGTGCTGGTTGTGAAAAATTGGGATACCATCAAGGGTGTATTTAATCCCTCTAAGTCTAGTCCAAAACCGGACCTGATAATTGAACCAGTTGTTGAAAAAGTACTGGTCCCAGTGGCCCCAGTGGTTTCTAAAGATTTCATTGATAATCTAACGGGAATCAAATTCACAGCTACTGAGTTGGGAGATAAGGTATGGTGTTCTGCGCAGGCAATTAACAAAAGAATTGTTGCTACTGGTTTGGCTACAAAGCTACCTTGTGGAGAGTATTCTCTTACAGAAGTTGGGAGCCTACTTGGAGAACAAACTAAAAAAACAACAAGATATGGGCATGCTTTCTCAAACATTGAGTGGGACGCGAAAGTTCTCGAGATTATTTTTAGCGAAGAGGAACTGCTGGAAATTGCAAATAAGCAGAAATTTACACTTGATATTTTAAATAGACCTGCGGCTTAAAAGGAGGAGTACAAATGAAAATTCACGCAACACTCGCAATTGACGATGACAGATGGGCAAAACACCCCTATGGTGTAGAGTTCGATGATAGTGAATGCAACAATCGGTTTAGAAAAAATTGGCTAGACAGCCGAGAAGAATGTTACAAAGTCATTGAAAGAGCCAAAGCGGCTGGATTTGAAATTGATGACAGCATAGACGAGAGGTTTTATTAAATCATCGAAAAATTCATGAAATAGTCGCGATATAAAACTCCCCACCACCATTATGGTAGTACGGAGTTCTTCATTTACCAACTTATGCTTTTATTTCATGCCCGTCCTTGAAAGTAATCCTTACATCATCCTTACTGTAGATCGTCATATAGTCCGCTAGACTATACCATAGCGCCGGCTGAAACTCAGCTACTCCCTCAAGATCCTTAAGTTCGTTGAGGAAAGCTTCGATTGTCGCCTGTCGTACTTCTTTGTCCCTGATTTCTTCGGTCACTTTATCCAGCCTGGACTTTGCTCTTTCAAAGCGCTCGGTTAAGGCATTATATCTTTTTTGGTAATCAGACTGGTCGAGGGCAATTCGGGCATTTTCGTTGATGCACTGATGCGTGAGCTCCGAAACTATCTGGAGTTCCGTTTGCAGTTCATGTCTCTCTGCAGTCAATCCACTCAGGTCAAATGCAACATCCTTGGCTTGTTCAAAGGCTGCCAGGATCTCAGTTTTGTCGGCAAGTAACTTCCGTAGTGCTGAAAGGTAGAAATTCTGGATCTCCTTATCGGTTAAGTGGGGAGTCGTGCAAACCTCATCATGATTGAATTTGTGATTGCAGCGCCAGATGGTGCGGCGATATTTGTCCGTGGAATGCCAGACCTTTGAACCATACCAGTGTCCGCATTGGGCACACTTGATCCTGCCGGAGAATAAATGGACACCACTATGCCGACCTCGACTTTGATTGCGTCGCGCCAGTTCCCTCTGGACCATTTCGAAGACATCCGAAGTGATAATTGCGGGGTGATTGTTCTTTACATAGTATTGTGGAATTTCGCCTTCATTGATTTTCTTCTTTTTGGTTAGAAAATCTACCGTATAGCTCTTCTGCAGGAGGGCATCTCCTCGGTATTTTTCATTACTTAGAATGCTCCGCACTGATGCAGCGTTCCAGCGATTCTTTCCGCCAGGAGAAAGGACCTCTTCACTGGTCAGTTGGCCTGCGATGCTGAAGGGTGTCATCCCTTTCAAAAACATACTGTAGATGCGCTTCACGGTAACAGCCTGATCTTCATTAATGACCAGATTGCCGTCTTCACCGCGATCATAGCCAAGAAACCGGTTGAAGGGCACGGTGACCTTGCCATCTGCAAAGCGCTTTCTTTGGCCCCAGGTGCAGTTCTCAGAAATCGATCGGCTTTCTTCTTGGGCTAGGGAAGACATGATGGTAATGAGCAGCTCACCCTTGCTGTCGAGGGTCCAGATGTTTTCCTTCTCAAAAAAGATCTCGACACCCTTTTCCTTTAGCTGACGGACCGTCGTCAAACTGTCCACGGTGTTTCTGGCAAAGCGGCTGACCGACTTTGTGACGATGAGGTCTATTTTTCCTGAAAGAGCATCGGCAATCATCCGCTTAAAGCCTTGACGGTGTTTCGTGTTAGTTCCGGTGATGCCCTCATCAGTGTAGACTTCGACAAACTCCCAGTCGTCGCGACCCTTGATGAAGTTCGTGTAATAGTCAACCTGCGCCTCATAGCTTGTGAACTGCTCGTCGCTGTCAGTTGAGACGCGAGCATAACCAGCTGTACGGCGCTTTTTATTTTCACTAAAAGGCGTTGCCGTGAAGCGGCTAATCGTAGCAGGTATGGTTGTTACTGATTTGGCCATTTCTTCTTGCTCCTTCGTTCTCTCATTTTTGCGCTGGCTGCTGCTCGACGCTCCTCAGTCCAGCTGTCTCTTATGGCTTGGGTTTGCTTCAATCGACGTTCTTCAGTCCATTTTGTACCTTTCCGTTTTTCATGAAAGACTCTTGAAACTTTATGTCCATTGCGGAAGTGGAAGGTTACAGAATCACCAAGTATGCTCGCATATTCAATCTTCTCATCCATGGCACCTTCATCAAAGGAGTCTAGCTCGAGGACTTCAGTTACAAGGGCCTTCAGGGTATGTCCCTTGATGTTTACCCGATCGCAAACCCCGTGAGGGGCTGTGCAATGCCAGGTTTGAATTCGAGTACCATCTTTTAAGTTTGTCGATTGACACCGATAATTTGAACCGCATTGACCACACTTTATGAAACCGGTGAATTCGTTGTAACTGGTCTTGTTGGGATTTGTGTCCTTTCTCTTGTGTAAATCGCCCCATTGGCGTCTTCTCTCATCAGACCAGCAATCAACTCTTGCAGTAGACCTCCAGGTGGTTGTGACCTCATAACCGTCATAGAAGCGAAATTGGAGGGTGTCGTCGGATGCCACAAAGATTTCCTTTACTTGGTCCTTAAAGGCATTCTCATCAAACTCCGAACTTCCCATCACCTTGGCGGCGGCATTTTGAAGCATCTTCTCCGGAATGTTTTTAGATGCGCATGCATCAGTGCCTTTTGCACTTTTGGTAAGGCAAGTCCAAATGTAATAAAGCTCCTTAGCTGTATTTCGTTTTCCGCTTCGGCGGTAGTGTTTGCCGCAGATGCCGCAGGTGACTTTGGTGGAGAAGGCTGTCAGGTTCAAAGACTTATTTCCCAGAGGTCCCAAGTCGCGTCTGCGTTTGAACTCCGCCTGGACTTTGTGAAATTCTTCCAAGGGGATTATGGCTTCGTGGGTATCCTCCACAAAAAACTGTGGCAGTTCACCACGATTCTTCTTGCGCTGCTTGGTGATGGGATCCACGATGAACTCCTTTTGAAAAAGCATGTTCCCCGTGTAGGTTATATTTGTCAGGATTACTTTGACATTAGAATCCACCCATTTCTTTCCTTGCCGGGTGAATTGTGCTTTCCCGCTTAGGATCCGTCCAATTTCAATCCGCGATGCGCCTTTCATATATTCGTGGAACATGAATCGGACAATTTCCGCTTCTTCTGGAACAATGGCGAGCTTGCCATCGATCCACTCGTAACCGAAAACCCGCATCTGACCATTTGGGATTCCTTGTTTGAAGCGTTGGATCGTTCCCCATTTGACATTATCTGAAATGCTTCGGGTTTCTTCCTGCGCGAATGATGCGAGTAGCGTCAACATCAGTTCTCCATCCTCTGAGAGGGAATCAATTTGCTCTTTTTCAAAGCGAACCGAAATCCCCAGCTCTTTCAGGTGTCGGACTGTATTCAGTAGATCCACCGTATTTCTAGCAAATCGAGAAATTGACTTTGTCAGAATGATGTCTATTTTTCTTGCTTCGCAATCTTCAATCATTCGCCGAAAGTCATCCCGGTTAACGGTGCTGGTTCCACTGATACCATCGTCTGCGTAGACCCCTACATATTGCCAGTCTGCATGTTTCTGTATCAGCTCACTGTAGTGGCTTATTTGAGCTGATAAGGAATGCTGGAGTCGCTGCGTTTCCATGGAGACTCGGGCATAGGCAGCGACGCGTTTCCGAGTAGGGATTTGCGGGGTCGCAAGCTCAATTTTGGTTACTCTTTTCAAGAAATATCACTCCTTTCCACTCATATACATCACTCTGAAGGGCTGTTAAGTCAACGCATTTTCGGACAATAATGTACCTAAAGATGGTCGGAATTTCTCCAGCAGTTTTGAGTCAATTAAGTTGTATTCTGCCTGGGTCAGGAGTCCTTTTTTAAGGAGTGAGGTCGCTATTGCCAGCGCGACCTGATACTTTTTTTCGGTTTGAAACTGGAACTCACTCATCGAGTTCACCACCCTTGAATCGATCAACGATGTAGCAGTCGTGTCTGCAATATTTCCGGCCGGCATTACCGTAAGCCGTGAATGAGTTCCCACAGCTTTTGCAAGTGAAAGAGTAAACAGCTTTTCGCCTGACTTGTTCTGGGTGGGCATTCCACCACGCTTGGCGGCAATCAGGTGAGCAGAACTTCATCTTTTTTCTGCCAGGAATCTGGATTAGGTTCTTTCCACAAGCGAGACAGAAATCCTGATCCGGTTTGATTCGAGCATTGTTTTGGGCTTTCACTCCACCAAGGTGATGGACGCGACAGAACGCTTTCACATTATCTTTTCCAAGTCCTACTGCGTTGGCAATCGCTGTGTATCCGTAGCCTTCATTCCGCATGCTTGTTATTCTTTCTTTTTGTTCAGTGGTCATCTCTGGTCCTCCAATTAGAAAACTTTGTCCTCATTACCCAATGGAGGTGAAACAGCCATTTGAACGAAATAAAAAAAGGCCTATCGAAAAAAATCTCGATAGGCACAGTACACTTATTCAGTTTTGATGAAGGCGTCTTTGAAGCCAGCAGCCTTCAATTTAGCGAGCATTGCCTCAGCATTGGCCCTGACGCGATACGCACCAAGCTGAATGCGATAAAGACTATTGGAGGGATCCTTCGACGCTTGTTCGGATTCTTGAAGCTTGAGGAGCCTTACAACCTCTGCACGAAAAGAATCCATGCTCTTGCCATGTTTCGAGAACCAGTGCATGACATCGCTATGGTTGCTGGCAATGCCGAGTTTGTATCCCTCGCTATGGCAGATGATGTCCTTCTCGGCCAGACCATAAATGGAACACAGATGAGCACATAGCTCAGCGGCTTCTTTATAGACTGCATTGAAATAAGAAGGGTCCGTAAGGCCGTCCTCGCAGATTTCAAACCCGATGTGGGTGTTATTGGCAGAAGCGCCAGCATGCCATCCACGAAGGTCCCATGGAAGTGTCTGATAGGTAGCGATGGTCCCATTAGCCAATTTTCCAATAAAAGCATGAACGCAAACTTGCCTGCCATCGGGCTTATCTTGGTTCCAGTGATTGCCATATAAGTTCTTGCCCAGGAGCCCATCGTCAGGCCCCACGTAGCGCTTCAGGTTGGGGTTATTGGCCCCGGTTGAGTGGACCATGATGCCCTTGGGAGTGATCGTCTTTCCAGCCTTAAAACAGGCGTTATTAGTTAGGATCAGTTTTTGTAAGTTCATTTTGATTCCTCCTGGTTGAGCTGTTCTAAGACCGCCTTTAATTTCTCCGGGATAGGTAGACCGATCTTTGCGGTATTCTCCAAGATACTGATGCCTTCATTGGATAAATAGAAGAAAATGACTGCGGTCCGGATAACTCCTTCGCTCTGGATTAGTCTCGAGTCAATGATGTGGCCCACTGCAACCAGTGAGAAGAGGACCACTTTTTTAAAGATCCCGCGAAAGCCCACCGCACTGGATAGGCGTTTCTCTAACACTGCCACCATAAGTCCTGTGATGTAATCAATGACCACAAAGGCTACCAGGGCATAAAGAAATCCATCCCACCCGCCCAGGAAGTAGCCGATATAGCCACCAAGCACCGCGACGATCATCTGGATCGTATTAACAAGTTCTTTCATTTCACATTCCCCCTCAAATTAAAATAGAGCCCCTAAGGCTCAACGCTTTTGCTACGTATATTTATTAACCAGGTTATCGATCTTGACACTGCCTCCATAACAGAAAAATCCTGGTCGTCCTCTTCGGTGGTCCAAATTTGTTGTAGTCAGCTTTAAAACCCCATTTAAGAACATTTCAATCAATCCTGTGTTATAGTCCACTTTGACTTTTAGTCTCTGGGTTACCCCAGTTGGCAAGGCGCCAATGGCAGATGCGGTACCAACCGAACCACTCTCAACCCCGGCATTCCAACTACTAATGTAGAACTTCCCATCTAAGCCAACACAGCGTAGTCCGGTAGCCGGCACATCACTGGACTCAATCAAGAACCCCGCATGCTTTCGTCCCGATGGGTCACTCTGCATAGTAAAATCTGCTTCAACTTCCAGCGTACCTAAGATTGAACTATAGGCTGCTCCCTTCTGGTAAGCGAATTGGGACGCATTGGTCGTTGCCGTTTGTTTGATAAACCCTGCTGCATCCCAAGCCCAGGTCCCGGTTCCCGCAATCAATCTGGTTCCCAGCGGGTTCGTCGTATAGTCATCTGTGTAGACCTGTTGGCCTTTGGGCACAGCTTTCTGCAGCCAGATCTTTCGAAGAGTAATCGTCCGATTGTAGGTGTTGGAAATATAAAACGACAGCTTTTTAAATTCTGGGGCGACATTTCGAATGCTCACACTTGGTATCCGATTCACACCGGTGGACATCATCGTCATAGCTGTACCATCCTCTGCCCGCCAGGTTACGTAACTTCCTGAACCATTCGATATTTCCCATTCCACGCAAAGCACCTTAAAACCTGACCGGTCCACGTTGCCAACCGTCGACAACATCCCATCAGACCAATGCGGTAAATAGAACGTCATCCGATCAGCATATTTGGTATAGACTTGAGAGCCAGCAGTTAGTTTGGTATACAGCCAGCCTCCGGTGTTCTCTGGATATTCGTTGCCATCTTTGTACAGCCACTTGATTTCGCCCAGGTCTTCCATTCTTTTAAGCTGGGCGGCAATGGTTCCAAATCGCATCATCATAAGCCGGCCTCACTTAATGACCCGATCAAAAGCCAGGTGTCAGCAGTCATTTTCTTGAGCGTTACCGCTCCATACACCCCACTGATGAATTTGTAGGACTGAAGGCTTCGAAGCGTTCTGCCTGCTTCCGCAACGAAGTTTACGTTGGATGCACCGTAGCGGACAAACACGATTTCAGCACCAACCTTGATTGTCTCAGCTCCTGGGATCGTAATCGTCAAAGCAGCAGCTGAATCACACCGTTGAAGTGTGGCAACATCCTCTGGTCCAATAGACTTTGACGCATTAACCACGATGACCGGCAAGCCATCTTTATCATAAAATTCCAGGCCCGTTCCTTGTGCGTTGACGGCCAGGGCTTTTCCGGCTTGTTCAGCATACGAATCTGGTGCATCCACTAAGTCCAGGAAACCATGGCTGTGAATGGTGTTAGCCTTATTCAGTAAAAACTCATCCACTTCCGACACAGAGTATCCTTCACTGCTGGATGCCGGCGAAGACAAAACATCCGAACCACTGTACTGAGCCAGTCGCTCGACTTTCTGGTTGAGCCGAATCTCGTGATCCAGCATGGCGCTGTGGAGCTCCAGGGTGTAGTCTAGAGCGCCTGTATCATCTTGTTCTGAGACCGTAATGCCTTGGACTCGCAGCTTTTCATTGAAGCCTTCCTGGTCGTACCCTTCGGGCGGAATGTTCCAGCCGATCCAGTCTCCGATGATGTAGGATTCAAAGGGTTTCAGGCGATTTCCTGCTTCATCATAAAATTGGGTGATGGTTCCCTGGATTCCCCACATGGGAAAGGCCGCTCGCCGAAGGTACGCTTCGCCATACTCTCCAAGACCTGAATCAATGCTGCTGGCCGATAGATAGCCTTCACGACGACCAAAGGTCAGTTGGCTATCGGAGTGTGCGGCGATCGCAAGGCGTTTATCCTTGCCTTCCACCAGGACTTCATTCACGATCTTGGAAGCATTGCTTTGGTTTTGGTGGCTCATGATGGCTTGCCCTGGCCGGTAGATAATCCGGTCGCTTACATCTAGCCCCCGATTCTTATAAATTTTCAGCACAAGGTTTGAAGTCATTTCAATGTCAAAGTAGCCCAGTCCTTCACTGAATCGTCTGGCCACTTCCAGGATCGGAGTCCCAACATGAAACGACAGATTCACCTGTTCCGTGAACACATTGCCGATGCTGTCCTGGTCATCTTCCCAATCTACCTCGACACCGACTAATCCGCCACGCGCCCGGGCTTCTAAAACCAATGCACGCAGGATAGAACTGGCAGTCCCGGTAAAATGTCGATCCAAACCATAAGCTTCCATGGACTCCGGGTACACCACGGCCCAGCTCAGCATGGCCAAGACCCCACGGCCGCTGACACTGATCACCTGCTGTTCGCCTGAATCCACATAGTTTGGGCTCTTATTCTCAACGATCCATTTGAACAGGGGATTCCCGTCCAGCTTCACAAGAATCAGGCTGTCATCACCTAAGTAGGCTTTGTTGCCACCCACTGGATCATTTCGACTGATTTTGAAACTACCGCTGCCTGGATTGTTCTGGAGGACTTGGAAGGATTTATCCCAGGCTCCATCAATCTGCCGGACGATCAGGTTCGGATTATCCCGGTCACAAAGGAAGAGTTCGATGCCCACATCATTGGTCGGGATGCCGGCATAGACTTCAAACCCGACTTGGTTACTTACTTGTTCCGTTGGGGCAGTCAGCTTGACCCGGATACCACCTGTTTGGGCATCGGAGGGCAATTGGAACTTAATCGTGGTCCAGTTCCATTCCAAAACACTACAGAGCTTCTCGCCGATGGTGACGAATCCGCCATAACATCTCAAGGAGCGGTTGACGTTGGCCAGGTCAATGGCTGTATGCGTGTAACCAAAGCCGCTGCCGGTAAGTGTCAGAATGGAGCCAACAGGCCCACGCTGAACGGAGATATTATCGATCCAGGGTAATGGTGGATCATCCGTCACACTCAAAGGCGCGTAAAGGGCCCGTGTTGCCCGTAGTTTTCCGAAGGCTCGGTTCTCTACCTGGTACAGCGCTCGCTTGGCCCTTGGCTTTCCAAATGCGGTGTTCTTCTTGATGTCCAGGGTTTTGCCGTTTGGCTTTCGACCAAACGCTGTATTCTTGACTAACGTCATATAGCGCGGAATGGAGAACGGTCCACCGGTCAGATTGAATGTATTGACCTGGCTCCAGCCCGTATCGATCCCAAGAGCTGCATTCACAGCCCTAGCTCGCCAGCACAGGAACCCATCATAAACATCCTGCGGAAAAAACGTCGTCGGTTCGCCACAGGGCAAAGCAGAAACAGTTGTCACTCGATAGTTGGCACCGCTAAACTTGGACGTTCGATCAATTTCAATGGTCGTATCGGCCACAGCGTCAAAGACTAGCTGGGTTTCCATGAGCATTAACGCAGGAGTTTTGGTAATATTCGTTGTCGAGAGAGTTTGCTTGATCCACAGGTACTTGCCAGTGACATGATCCCCAAGGGTGATCGCAGGGTTTTGGCCGCTATTAGTCGCAGTAACCCAGGCAAGTGGTGGGTCTATGGTGTCCGTCAATGCGGTACTGATCGTGACAGTAGTGCCTTCCGGCATCACACCAAGCTCCCAGCGAATGTACTCGTCACCCAGAGCGACTCCGCTTAAATCAATGGGTCCCACGATCCGATCGCCCGTTGTATAATAATCAAAATCATGGCCGATGGCTTCCAATAGCTGCAGTTCAGAGAAGGACAAATCGATTCCACTCTGGTTGGAAGTCACATTCAGACGATAGTAGCGGTACAAACCAACCTTGTCATAATCCAATGTGTACGATTTGAGCTGATTTGTTGCCCAGCTGATATCACCTGCGACGATATCTAAAACGGTCCAACTGGTCCCATCCTGGCTGCCTTCAAAAGTCCAGTCTTTTGGACTGGAAATCAGATACTCATCATTTCGTGCTCGAATTGCATAGGTATTGATTTTCTTGACTGAGCCCAAATCAATGGTCAACATTCCGCCCGTCGCATTGACATGCCAACGAGTATTACTATCTCCATCCAAGGCTCGCCAGCCTTCGTAGCCCGCTCCCATGAAACCACTATCCGAGATCGTCACCGGTCCATTCGTGTAGCCACTCATGATGGGGACCGTGTTGGATCCATCAGTGTAATTCTTGGGCTTGGTATTTGGATCCTGATCCAGCTGCAGCCCTCGGAAGGTAGGTACATTGTTTACTAATTCCTCGACCGTTCGAAGGTGCAGAGAGGTCCCCCAACTGTCAAAGTCGGCTTTCACGAGTTCTTCAAAGGTTCGAATCCATTTTGCAGTCAGCGATAAGCTACTCGTGATCTCTTCATGCTGGGGTGCAATGAGTCTAATTCGATCGGGCATCCAGGTTCACCTCCTCTATGTGGTCCAAGTTCCTACATAAGCTTCGATTCGTGCCAGACTCGGCCCCAGCATCTGGGTTGGTGGCGGGATCGTATCTTTAATAATAATGCTGCCACTGTAGCTTTGAGGTGCCATGGAAGCAATGGTCGTATTCGTGATCCAAGTGACCCCTTCGTCGATGCTAACTACAATCTGAGGGTCTTGTAGCGAAATAAAGACATTGTTGGCGAATTTATCTGGGCTGCTATTAAACAGCTTGATTCGCCGGGTCGTTGTGGTTCCCTCTGGACGGTCTCCCAGGTCCAGGTCCCGAATGAATTCCGGGTCATTGGTCGCATCATCGTCCATGAAGAGAATATCATCGACTACTTCTCCAGCGGTTTTCGTGCCGTAAATATGCAGGGCATGAACGGAGACTCCGTAATAGGATGACGAGATATAGTCAATCCTGAGGCAGCGAATGGACTCAGAAAACGAGCAGGATTGGATCTTGGCACGCCAGTCATCATCATTCATGAGCCGGCCTGGCACACTTCCATTGGGCAACGTGGCCGGGATCCAAGTTCCATCCAGTCCATTTGTCGTATTGGCGCTGCCGTGGATCACAACGGACGAGAGGGAGCCGCTACCTCCGCCAACATAGGGAGAATCATGCAGTAGACCAAGTCCTGAAACAGTGTATTTATGAGGCAAAAAGACCCAAAGTACGAGGCGGACCCCACTGGAATAGTTCGATGCGACGATCGCCGCATTACTCGAATTGCTAAATCCGTTTAACTTAGACATTTGGTCGGTGCTAAGAGCTGATGACAGATCTGTGGGCGAAGACCCACGGTAAACTGAGCCACCCCCTACATCGTAATTAAACTTTCTTCCGGGTATCGTTGGATACGGCATACTCTTCCTCCTATCCTAGCCACTCGCCAATAGTCACTTCAAAGCGCGGCGCCCGTGGCCCCAAAAGTTGAGTCGGTGGCGGAATGACATTCTTAATTAAAATGCTGGAGCTTTTACTGAGCGGCGCAATGGACGTGATCGTGGTGCCAGTGATCCAGGTCTCGCCTTCATTCATGCTAAAGAGGAAGTCGGGATCAATGATTGACAAGTTTAAACTACTGGCGATCTTGGTCGGACTGCTGTTAAACAATCGGATCCGTCGCAAGATGGTAGTGCCTTCTGGACGGTCTCCCCAATCCATATCCCGCAAAAATTCGGGGTCCCCATCAGAATCATCATCCAGAAACAGGATGTCCTCCGGGAGCTCGCCAATCGCTTTATTCCCATAAACATGGAGTGCATAAAGTCTCATGTAGCCCATGTCCCCGTACCCAGTCATCGTGTAATACGAAACCCGTAGAACTTTTACCGGTTCGGAAAAACTGCAGGGTTGAATGCTATCCCGCCATACATCATCGTCCGTCATATTCTTCGGAATGGCTCCATTGGGTAAGGTCGCGGAAATCCACGTTCCATCTAATCCATTGGTACTATCAGGACTTCCGGCAACAGTGATTGACGTGGTAATTCCATATAAATAATGGACCATCCCGAGCCCTGTAATGTCATATTTGCTTGGCATAAAAATCCAAAATACCCGTTGGAACACCGCATTTCCATTATTCCCATAGGTATACAGTGCAGATGAATTATTCAAGCTATTAAACTTGCTTATATTTGCTTCGGACAAAGGCCCTTCTATATCATTGTTATTTCCGCCTACATACACCGAAAATCCACCAATATCATATTCAAGTCGTCTGCCAGGCAGCGTTGGATATGGCATATCTCATTCCTCCTAATAAAATGCTGGATAATACTCTACTTTAGCAGAGCCACCGACTGTTCCCGTTTCTAGTTCCAGGCTGTTGTTTCCCGGCCCCAGGACCATCCAGTACGGATCTCCGCCATGCCTTATGGCCGAAATCCTATTCACGCCATTTAGGAGCGCGGTGAACGCTTTCGTATCAATGACAAGAGTATCGCCAATTCCAAGTGAGCCAAGATACTGTAGCCAAACATCATTACTTTTATTCCACAGGACTGGATTACTCAGTGGTCCTGTCAAAGTCACTTTCATCTTCACCGCCTGGGCTGTTCCAACGTTAGCATGAGTCCAGGTGGTCTTGGTGCCAGATGAGACCTTCGTTTCAGTGGACAGGGTCGTTCCGTAGAAGAACGGATCGGCCAGTTCAATCTCTAGGGCAAACTTCGCATAGCCTGGACCTTTTCGAGCTAAGTGGATAGGAGCACACAGTTCGCCTTGGGCTTCCCGGATCTCACCATTTTTCATGACCCGGCGAAGTGGATGGAGTCCGGGGGTCCCGATCCCTTTTAAAAACTCATCGATATGCTGATCTAATCTCTCCCGATTGGCTCCTTTGATCCACATGGAGAGAACTACCTTTCGCCGGTCAAACCGTTTCTTAATCCATCGTTTGCCATGCTGGAAGGGTACCCCAAGATCACTCCCGCGGTAAGGTGGGATACCAATGCCCTCCAGCACTTCCTCCACATCCCATTTCCCACGAACAGAAAGATCTGTTCCGTGAAAGTTCCATTGTTCTCTTGCCATTTCATCACCTCCTAAACCAAACCATAAGAGTGCTTCAGGAGCGTTGTTCGAACACTTTCAGAGGCAGGTTCTGGTTTGGGATTGTTGATCACGATCTCGTAATTATTGGTCGCGTTGCTCGCTTGAGCAGAAGTCGGTTGCACAGCAGCACTTGAAACACCCTGGCTTACAGCATCCACATCAATTCTGGGACCATCAAATTTCGTAGGGATGGCTTTTTTCATGTCGTCTTCCACACCTCGCATAGCGTCGGTGAATCCAACCCCGATTCCCAGGCCCATGTTCGAGCCGATGCCGGCAAAGACGGTGGAGGGGGAGTGAATACCCAGAAGATTTTTCGCTCCATCAATAATCCCGCCGAAGAATCCGCCTACAGAGTCGGTGAGCCAGTTGTCCATAGATTTGATACCATCCCAAAGCCCCGACACTATGTTCTTACCGATATCAAAAACAGAAGTGACGGCCTCAGAAAGCCCACTGACAATCGCTGTGATGATCTCTGGGAGACGCTCGACTAGTTGAGGTATCGCTTCAATGAGACCGGCTGCCAGTTGAATCGTGAGCTCAATACCCATGGCGATGATCTCTGGTAGATTCTCCGTAATGAAATCGACGATGGTTAAGATGATCTCAGGGAGTGCTTCGACAAGCTCCGGCAGGGCCTCCAGGAGTCCTTGGGATAGTCCCTGGATGATCGCAAAGGCCGCGGCCAGGATCTGATCCATGTTCTCGAGTAGCACTTGCACGATGAGAAGTATGGCAGAGACGATGGACGGGATCAGCTCCGGCAGCGCTTCAGCGATCCCTAGAGCCAGTGTCACAATCATCTGGATAGCCGCTTCAATGAGGGCCGGGAGATTATCGATGATGCCCTGAACAAGCGTCAAGACGAGCTGCAGCGCGCCTTCCGTGAGGGCAGGTAAGGCGTCAATAAGCCCTTGGAGCAGCGTCATGACAATGGATGTAGCGGATTCTACCAGCATAGGGAGGTTTTCGATGATAGCATCTACAATGGCCATTACAATATCCATGGCAACCTGAATAATTTGAGGTAGGTGCTCCATAATCAGGTCAACAAGACCGCCAACAGTTTCACCGATCACTTCACTGATTTTGTTGAAATCTCCACCAGCTTCGGCTAGGCCTGTGGTGAATTCACCCAGTAGTGTCGTGCCGCCGTCGGCCAGAGTCTGTAGTTGCGGCAAAAGCACAGTTCCCATGACTCTTTTTGCTGCTTCAGCCCCTTGTGAGAGCCGCTGCACTGAATCATCGAAGGCACCGAGCTTACTGATGCTTTCCTCAGAGAGAACCGCACCCATTTTATGAGCCTCATCAGTCAGGGCAGCCATCCCTTTACTCCCTTGGGCAATGAGAGGATTTAAGTCCTGAGCGCTTTTACCCAGGATTTGCATGGCAAGGGCATCGCGCTCTGTTTCGTTCGTGACTTTGCCCAGGGCATCGATGACTTCCCAGTAGACCTTCTCGCCATCGCGAAGCTTTTCGTTGGAGTCTGTCACCTTTACACCAAGCTGATCATAGGCTTCTGCGATGGAGCCGGTTCCTTTGCGAGCGGAGGACATGGATTTGATTTGCTTTGCCATGGAGCCGGTTAAAGAATCTAGTGAGACGTCAACCAGGTCTGCTGCATAACTGTAAGCCTGTAGGCTCTCGATGCTCATGCCGGTGACGGTGGATTGGGTGAGCATCTCATCGGCATAAGCCGCCGATTCAACGGTCATATCCACCAGGGCTTTTCCGGCACCGACCGCAGCAGCCCCAACAGCGGCAAAGGCGACGCCCATTCCAACGCCGATGCCTTTGACGACGGATCCTAATTTTTCAAACTTACCCTTTGCTGAAACCGCATCCTTCGCAGCTTTATCGAGCTCATCGCCAAACTGGTCAGCTTGTTTTTCAGCATCATTAAACTCATCGGCCACTTGGTCCAGGGCTTTTTCATTACCTTTGAGCTCACGCTCCATGCCGTTTAACTCGGCTTTTGCATTATTGAGCTGAACAGCCCAGTTTTGAGTTCGGCGATCATTCTCACCAAAGGAGGCAGAGGCATTCTCCAGGGCTTTGCGGAGGGTTTCGATCTTATCTTTTTGGGCATCGATCTGCTTATTCAGGACTTCATTCTTGCCGGTTAGAGATTCGATGCCGTTTTCATTTTTGCCAAATACTGACTCGACGAGTTTCATCTCTGAGCCCAGGACCTTAAAAGATTGATTGATGTCAGTCAGGGCCTTCTTAAATTCTTTCTCGCCCTCAATCCCGATCTTTAACCCGATATCAGCCATTCTCCCTCACCTCCTTAGATCCAGCTTGGAATAATCTCATCGATAAAGTACTCTCGCTTAGCTCTGGCCATGCCATGGAACTGTTTGTAGATTTCCCACTGGTCCAAGAGATGACCTAGGGGCATCAGCCAAACATCATCTTCCGACCGATTAAGCAGTGACACCCCATAAAAGATCAGTCGGGCAAATAACTCCTCGTCACTTACCCGACCGGTACGTTTTTTGAGGTTTCATCTTCGCTTTCCACATGGCGTTTAGTGCCTTTTACCATGGCATCCATAATGGCATTTTTGTATTCGGCCAATTCATAAGGCGAGGTTAAAAGTTCAACGGCATCCTCGGTGAGGAGCTCTTTCTTCTTGGGGTTTTGAAGGTTATAAACGAGCACCGACTGATTGGCCAGAAGGGTGATCAGCCAAACGATCTCATCCAAGGCCAGTTCAAAGTTTTCACTCTTCATGAGCTTTTCGCCCAAATTCGAAAGACCGCCATAGCGCTTGGCGATCTCTTTTGTCGCCTTGGTGGTTAGGAGCATCTCATACTCTTGACCACCAATTTTGATTAATGCACTTCTTTCATTTTCCATATGCTTATCCTCCATTACGGGGTTACCCCAAAGACCGGCTCGTAGACTTCGCTATACCATCCGGTGATCACTGCAGACGGAACACTCAGGTCATCTTCATTGACCTCAGACTTCCAAGGATGTTTGTTATTGGCATCGATCTTATTTCTGCGCAATACCGTCCCTTCTATTGTGGGCGTAGAGAAGGTGATGGCGTCACCCTTGGTGGCAAGGTTCGTCGCCGGGATGCCGAAAACAACGCGATAGAGCCAAAAGTAGCGGTACTTCCCGTTGGACTTCTTGGCACGAAAGCCAACTGCCACAGGACTGCCGCCATCTTCACTGGCTGAGACCACCACATGATTATCATCAAGTTTTGCCCCGGTAAGGTCCTCGGCTGCTGCCACACCGATATCATCAATACCCAGGGCAAGAACCCCGGATTTGAATTCCTTCACAATCTCCGATGGACCGTCATCTGCATAGAGTGTTGCCTCCGCCAGTTCTACGGAAAGCTCAGCGGTCATCGCTTTGGCCAGCTGCTTCGGTGTGCCATAGGTTTCATTGCCACTGACATCTTCCGTGATCGTGGCATAGTAGAGTTTGTCTAATCCGATAGTTGCCATTTCGTTATTCCTCCAGTTCATAAGGTTTTGCCACGTCAATGGCATAGTGATGATAGCCGGTAGTATCTTCATGACCGAGATACCTGCGATCGGTGATTGTAAAATCGGCCTGAAGCAGAGTATGGGTGATTTGGTTCTTCAGTGAAATGTAGTTTCCTTGATCAAAGAGCGAGATACGCACTTCCTGGGTCTCATGGCGAGGCTTATCATCAGTGAAAAAATCAAAGGTCTCAGTCAGGGGCGTTAAGACTGCATAGGACGCTGGTGGAACCTCTGAGAACACCCCGGTCTCGACTGAAATCGATGGAGAGAGCAGCGCATTAAGTTCGGTCAGGATACTCAAATATTCTCCACCTCCTGTTCAAAAGCGGTCTCCATCGCCTCAATACAAGCGTTCTTACTTGATGTGTAAGCAAGTTTTAAAAAAGGCTTTGGGGGCTGGCCCTGCTTGCCATACTCTAGGACCGTTGCGATGAGAGCATTGGTCTCGCCATCCCGACGCGGCTCGGAAAAGCCGACCTTCACATTGAAGTTACCCTTCTTATCCTGCCGGGCTTCGGAAATACCAAGGGATGCGACGAGCTCACCCGTTGACCGACTGTCAGCCTTCGTTCCTTTGCCGATCACGCTTTCAAGGTTACTTTTGACCTTCGCTTCTACTACTTTGGCACCGGCATTCAAGACCTTAGGAATGATCTGATCCGTCTTCTCACCAAGTTTTGAAAGTTTCAGCAGGAAATCCTCCGGGAGTTTGAATGATGCTTTAGCCACTTGGCGCCACCTCCTTAGCCAAGACTTCGATGTACATACCGCGGCCCTTGATGTCTTCCACTGATGTGATTTCAAAGCGTCCACCGCTGCAGGCGATGATCATTTGGGCAGTCACCGTCACATCCGGGATCTTGCGAAATCGAAAGAGATCCGTTGCCTCAGAGAAAACGGCTCGGTTGGCCCATTTCTCATTGCCATGCCGGCCTTCCCGGTATGCCCGGACCGAGGCAAGGATATGTTCGCCTTGCGTCCGAAAGCCCTCAGCATCTTTGCCCGCTACGCTCTCAATGATGTCGATGAAGGTGTTCATCTTTCCATAGCTCATCTCTACACCTTCCAATCCCGGTCAAGGCGCAGGAGGGTATTAACGGTATTCCATACCTGCTGCGATGCCTGGACATTGTCCGCGAAAAAGCCGCCCGTACTGCCATCCCTTGATTCATAAAAATGGGATGAGAGCATCGTGACGGCTTGCTGTGTTGTCGCAGCCATTGGGTTTTCAGCATAGTGATTCTCAGGAACGTGCTGGTAGCTTTCCGCATAACGAGTGGCGGCATCAATGTAACTTTGAAGGAGCTGGTCATCTTTTGTGTGTTCAAGAATGAGATGTGCTTTGACTTTTTCCAGGAGCGTCATCATGCCGCCCTCCTTTCACTAACTTTGGGCTATGATCCCAGCGTCTTTGAGTTTGGTAAGTAGGGCATTGAAATCAACCACCAGTCCGGCAATGGTAGTAGCAGTGGAATCAGCCTGGAATGCAACAGGAGTAAAATCCGAAGGGAGGCCTAAAACCTTGCCACCCTCCAGAATCTCAAGCGTTCCACCGATGACGGTCTTCTCGCCACCTGGCTCCGTATAGTTTTTTACATTACTCATGGCTATACCTTCTGCTGGAGGACCTTAATGGCCTCAGGCAGGATCAGCTTCCCATCAACCCGCTGCGTGGCCCTAAAGCCCACCTGGCCGGTTGCAGCAAAGAGCTCGTTGAGGCGCTGGAAAGATCTGCCCTGACGGTCAGCCACCCAGTAGTAACCAAAGTCGCCGAAGGCAATGGACTTAGCACCAGATGCGATGGTGGGAACATAGGCGGAAGTTTTCACCGGACGGTTCAGGATCGTATCGGGAGCACCTGCCTGAATGGAGGGCTGCCAGATGTACTGCCCGCTGCCATCCTTGAGCTTGCGAATGGCTTTCACCGTCGCATCGTTCATCACGAAGATGGCGTTTTTCCGGTAAGGGGATTTGAGGCTATAGAAAAGATCCATGACCTCATCGATAGTGATGGCCGTGGCAGACCCTGCCGTAATGCCCAGCTGCGCGCCGCCAGTGGCGTTGAAGATGCCGGTGGGCTTACCGGTACCATCTCCAATGAAGAAGGCTTCCTCTTCCTTCGCGCCAATCCTGCGGCCAAATTCCTTGGCGATATAGGCCTCCAGGTTAAAGACGTTGTCGTTCAAGAGCTCCTCAGAAACCTTGATCATGGTAGCGAGCTTATATGCACCAATAGAGACCTGACCGAAAGCATCGTCAGATTCCGGGATCGCGCCTTCCTCATCCACCCAGAAGGCTGTGCCTTTGGTGGCGACGACCGGAATCTTACGATCACCCGAAGAAGTAGTGATGACCTTGGAGATGGAGCGGAAGACATTCTCTTCCTCCAGGGACTCGATGAGGGTGCGCTCGAATTCATCCGGGACCAGATAACCGCCTTCGGAGTCCGTGCCGATCTGGAGGGCATTGTGGACGTCATAGCTGTTTTTATTTCGCATGGCCTTCCAGAAAGCATCTCGATAGGCATCAGATCCTTTGCCTTTCTTCATCTCACCGGTCATATTGGATCCCGGATGATTGGTGAGGGGAGAGGCAGTGGGCCGGGAGAGCTCTGCATCAATTGACGCCTGGCGCTCAAGCCGTTCGATCTCCTTACCAAGGTTCATGACATCGGATTCCATCCGTTCGTAGGTTTGGGTATCTTCTCCAGAGAGCAGGCCATCATTGCCGCGTTTAGAATCCAGGAATGCCTTAGCCCCTTCCCAGGCCTTGGCGCGCTTTTCTCTCAGTTCAAGAATTGAGTTCATAATAATATCCTCCTAAAATTTAGTGAGCCAGTAAGCTCAGTCGTTTGTCCAGCTGTTCGATGGGTGTTTTATTCTCAGGTTTGGGCGGGATGAGTTTTAACAGTAAAGAGTTGGTCACTGCCGTTCGTGAGAACATCACAGCTTCCAACTCTTCAGCCTGTTTGTCGTCTTGAAATAACATCTTGTCGGCAAAGCCCAGTTCAATGGCTTTTTTGGCATTAAACCAGCTTTCTCCATCCATCAGTCGGGCGAGCTTTGATCGAGACAGCCCCGACTTAATCTCATAGGCATTGATGATGGATTCTTTGACTTCAGAGAGCATCTCAATGGCCTTCTGCATCTCCTGTGTATCACCGATGGCCACGGTCATGGGATTATGGATCATCATCATGGCAACCGGCGACATCAATACTTCAGTGCCTGCCATGGCTATGACAGAAGCCGCTGAAGCCGCGAGTCCATCGATTTTGATGGTCACATCGCCCTTATAGTCCATCAGCATGTTATAGATCTGTGCAGCGGCGAAGACGTCGCCACCTGGTGAATTGATCCAAACGGTGATGTTGCCTTGGCAAAGGTCCAGTTCATCTTTGAAGATCTTCGGGGTTACCTCGTCACCGAACCAGGTCTCGTCGGAGATTTGACCATTGAGATACAGAGTACTCCCGGTGTCATCTTTAACCCAGTTCCAAAATTTACGGTTCAAGTGCTTCACTTCCTTTCTCTTGATTTGGGGCAACTGTGTTGGCGAATGCCCCGGCGTCCTTAAGTTTCGTCATATTGCCATTTATGAGGTACAGGTTCCCGCCTTCCTCATCGGGGATCGGGTTCAAATCCTCGAGCAGGCGAATATCATTAGAAGACAACCAGCCATTTTGACGACCGATCGCGTAGCCATTCATGCGACTTTGGTAATCCCCGCGAAGGAGGCCATCCACATTCAGCTTGATGAAATACTCGGTTTTCTCTTTAGGGAGAAAGAGGGATCGCTGCAGCGCCTGCTCCCAACGGATCACCCAGGGATCAAGAGTGTACTTCACAAACTCAAGTGACTGCTGCTCGATGTTCGAGAAGCTCGATTTCTCAAGGTCTCCCACCATATGAGGCGGGATCCGGTAGAGTCTGGCGATCTCATTGATCTGGAACTTTCGGGTTTCCAGGAACTGGGCTTCTTCTGGAGGTATCCCGATCTGCTGGTATTTCATTCCTTCCTCAAGGACTGCCACCTTATGGGCATTATTCGACCCACGGTACACATCATTCCAGGAATCACGTACCTTCTTTGGATCCTTAAGGACCCCAGGATGCTCCAGCACCCCGCCAGGATTGGCGCCGTTGGCAAAGAAGCTCGCCCCGTACTCTTCGCAGGCGATGGTCATTCCCACCGCATTCTTTGCCATGGCAATGGGTGAGTAGCCTAATAGTCCATCAAAACCGAGTCCTGGGATGTGAAGAACATCCTGCCTTCGAAGGACTGCCGGTCCATCATGATAGGTTTCATCCGAAGTTCTGGAGTAGGTATAGTAGATTTCACCGCTTTTATCACGCCAGACTTCCATTTTATTGGGTAGTAATGGATAAAGCGCTACCACCCGGCCAGCTCCGTCACGAATGATCTGAGCATAGGCGTTTCCCCAAATAAGCAAATGGCTCATAAGGGTCTCTCGGAACACAAAGGAAGTCATCTCCGTGTTGGGCTCATCATGCAAGATGTGATAAAGCGGATGATCGTAGACGCGTTCTTTACCAGCGGAGGTGTACCTGTAAACATGCAATGGCAGCGACGCCAGGGCTTCAGAGAGGATCCGGACACAAGAATAAACCGCGGTCGTCTGCATCGCGGTGAACTCATTCACGGTTTTTCCACTGGTCGTACCGCCGAAAAGGAACGAGTAGTTTGATCCAGAGTAGTAGTCTGTTGGCTTGTCTCTAGATTTGAAAAACATAGATAAAATGCCCATGGGCAACACCTCCATAATCTAGGCATGAAAAAAGCACCTACGTTTGTAGATGCTCATCGGTAATATTATTTAATGTTGATTATTTTTGGTTCTGACGTAGATTCCATCTTTCAGTATGTCTTTGCTAGATGCAATAAAATCATGAGCAATAAATCTAAAATCGATGATATAGCACCTACATCCGTATATGCTTTAAAATTTTACTTTGTAATAACTCCGGCAGGGAGAGTTAATTCATCAACAGGATACTTAAGTCTCTCATGCAGCCAAGAGACATCCAGTTCCCAATTGGCTATTTTACTTAAACTAAAAAATTTAGATGCTGCCTCCATTTTATGCATTTCAAAATCCATCAGATCACATTCATTGACCTTCAAAAATTGCTGAATAGCTTCCTTATCAGTACCTATTTTCTGTGCCCTTCCAAAGTGAATTGTATTGTGACAAGCTTTGCAAACCCCTATAATTCCAACGAGTTTTTGAAGACGTTGTTTTTCATCGAAATTCCAAACTTCATGGGCATCTAAACTAGTGAATTTTTCCCCACATGAATAACAGGTCAAATTCTGATCTTTAATAGCAAGTTTTCGGATTTTTGCCCAATCAGATGGTTTAAGTAATTTACTAAGACTTGATCCCCATGCTGATCTTGGGACTAATTCAATTTGTAAAACCATAGATACCCCCTCGGAAAATTTATTTATCTTATCTAACGAATCCCAAAGCTATGAGAATGACTTTAACTGTAGCATATCACATTCTCTGGACAATTATGAAATCGTTTAGTTCCCTTAGGGTATTCAATTAATTTACAAAACAAATATCCCTCGATCATCATAAACACTACTTTTCCGTTCAGTACGCAGTGATCGATCTAGCGCCATAATTGTTGCAACTGCACCGTCGATCTTTTCAGTGCTCCAACAAGGGGGACGTTTCCTTTTGTTTCAAAAAGAACCGTCCCCTTAGTTTGCTGCTAAGGAGGGGAGGAGAACTAATGTCCACCAAGCAGAAACGGGTAGCCATTCTTTATCCTGAGAACCG